ATGACCACGCAGACCAGTGGGAGGTAATCGAGTTTCCCGCCATCATGCCCGAATCTGATACCCCTCTGTGGCCTGAGTTTTGGAAAAAAGAAGAGTTGTTATCGGTCAAGGCTTCATTACCGCCAAGCAAGTGGAACGCGCAGTGGATGCAAAATCCCACGGCAGAGGCTGGTTCTATCGTAAAGCGCGAGTGGTGGCGCAAGTGGGAGAAGGACTGGGTGCCGTCATACGAGTACGTCATTCAAAGCTATGACACCGCCTTCAGCAAGAAAGAAACCGCTGACTATAGCGCCATCACCACATGGGCGATATTTCAGTCGCCAGATGACAATGTGCAAGCAATCATCTTGCTAGACGCAAAGCGCGTCAGGCTAGACTTTCCAGAGCTGAAACGGCTTGCTTATGACGAATATAAATACTGGGAGCCAGACTGCGTTTTGATCGAGGCAAAGGCCAGTGGTACGCCCTTGACCCAAGAGCTTCGGCGCATGGGTATCCCAGTGACGGCCTATACACCATCGAGAGGTCAAGATAAGATCGCACGAATGAACAGCGTTGCGCCGATTTTTGAGTCGGGCATGGTGTGGGCACCAGACGAAAGTTTTGCCGAAGAAGTCGTTGAAGAGATGGCAAGCTTCCCGTTTGGTGATAACGACGATTACTGTGACTCGGCAACGATGGCGCTGATGCGTTTTCGTCAGGGTGGATTTTTGAGCTTGCAAGGCGATTACCCTGAAGAGGCTGAGTTTTTACGGCGTGACAGACAGGTATATTACTGATGGCAATTGAGAAAAAAGGCTTAGGCACTGAAACCGATCCTGATGTGATGCCGATGGGCAGCGCGATGGAGATCGAGCCTGAGATGACTCGCAACGACGAGATTCGCAACGCAGCCGAGATACTGGTTCGTGAAGAAGAAATCTTGGTCGATGATGAGATCGATGCCGAAGAAGAGCAGATAGCTACCGACTTCAACGCCAACTTGGTTGATTTTATCTCCGATAGCGACCTGTCCAAGCTTGCCAGCGATGTCATCAACTCAATCAAGGCCGACAAAGAAAGCCGTAGCGAGTGGGAAAAGACCTACACCGATGGCCTGAAGTATCTGGGCATGAAGTTTGATGAATCCAGAAGCCAGCCGTTTGAAGGCTCTACTGGCGTGATTCACCCTATCTTGGCGGAATCTGTCACGCAGTTTCAGGCGCAAGCATACAAAGAGTTACTACCAGCCAAAGGGCCAGTTAAGACCGAGATCGTGGGTGTACGCAGCCCAGAGGTTGAGATGCAGGCTGGTCGCGTTCAAGACTTCATGAACTACTACATCATGAACATAATGCAAGAGTACGATCCAGAGCTGGATATGCTGTTGTTCTATCTGCCGCTGGCAGGCTCTGCATTCAAGAAGGTGTACTTCGACACTGGATCAAACCGTGCGATGAGTAAGTTCATCGAGCCTCAAGACCTTGTAGTGCCTTACGAAGCGCCTGATTTGTTCTCTGCTGAGCGCGTTACTCATGTCCTTAACATGAGCCGCAATGAGATCAAGAAACAGCAGCTTATCGGCTTCTACGCAGACGTTGAGCTGAAAGGCGGATCTCTTAGCTTGAGCCGTAGTGACATAGAAGAGCAGATTGACGAGATCGAGGGCATGGAGCCTTCGTATCAAGAAGACCGCGATCACGTTGTGTTTGAGACGCACACCATTCTCGACATACCCGGCTTTGAGGATATGGGCGAAGACGGTGAGCCTACGGGCCTCAAGCTGCCGTACATTGTTACGATTGACGAGCAGAGCCAGAAGGTTCTGTCGATCAGGCGCAACTACATCGAGACCGACCCTCGCAAATCCAAGATCAACTTCTTTGTGCAGTACAAGTTCTTGCCGGGTCTTGGCTTTTACGGTCTGGGCTTGAGCCACATGATTGGCGGCATTTCCAAGTCAGCCACGTCTATTCTGCGCCAGCTCATCGACGCGGGTACGTTGGCTAACCTACCAGCAGGCTTCAAGGCTCGCGGTATGCGTATTCGTGACGAGGACAGCCCATTACAACCGGGCGAGTTCCGCGACATCGACACCACAGGCGCGTCATTGCGCGAGAACCTGATACCGCTGCCGATCAAAGAACCCAGCAACGTGCTCATGCAGCTCTTAGGGCTGCTTGTAGAGTCTGGTAAGCGGTTTGCGTCGATAGCTGACATGAATGTCGGTGATATGAACCAAGCCATGCCAGTGGGCACCACAGTGGCTCTGCTGGAGCGTGGCACCAAGGTTATGAGCGCAATACACAAGCGCCTGCACTACAGCCAGAAACTTGAGTTCCAGCTTCTTGCAAAGGTGTTTGCTGAGTATCTACCGCCCAACTACCCCTATGTTTCACGCAATGGCCCCCAAGAGATTATGGATCAGGACTTTGATGGCCGAGTTGATGTCATCCCTGTGTCAGATCCCATCATCTTCAGCCAATCACAGCGCATCACGATGGCTCAAGAGCTGCTGACGATGGTTCAGTCAAACCCTGAGATACACGGGCCACAGGGCATCTATGAGGCTTATAGGCGCATGTACTCGGCTCTCGGTGTTGACGATGTGGATAGCCTCATACAGCCGCCCCCACCGCCACCGCAGCCCATGCCTGTGGATGCTGGCTTAGAAAATAACGGATTCTTGATGGGTCAGCCTGCACAAGCGTTTGAGGCTCAGAACCATCAGGCTCACATTGACGCTCACAGGTCGTTGTTTTTGACCGACGTGGTTAAGCAGAACCCGCCGCTTCAAGGCATGATCATCGGCCACATGATGCAGCACTTACAATTTATGGCTGGTCAGATGGTTCAAGACCAGATACCACCAGAGCTGAACCAACAGATGCAAGAGATGCAGGCCGCGCAACAATCTGGACAGGTGCCCCCCGCTCAGCTCCAACAGATGCAAAGCCAGATTCAGATGCAGATGGAGCAGATATCGTCGCCAGTGCTGGCTCAATTGACGCAAGAGCTGCTTGAGTCCATTGGGCAAGGCGACGAGACCGACCCACTGGTTCAGATACGACAGCAAGAGCTGATGCTGAAAGAAAAGACTATTGATTCTGAGAACCAACAGTTTGAAGCTAAGCAGCAACAACGTGCTGAAGAGAAACTCTTAGAGACCGAGATTGCCAAGCAGCGACTTGGCGTTCAAAAAGAAGTTGCAGACGATAAGCTCGATGTAGCCATTCGTCGCCTTGAGCAACAAGCGGAGCTGAAGCTCCTTGACATGCAAAACAAGAACATGGGAGGCCGATAGTGGCTACAATTATTTCATCAAACAGTATTGACCGAGATCGCATTGCCGCTCTCAGAGAGCAGAAAAAAATAGCGCGAGAGGTGGAGGCTGCATTAGAGGCTAAAAAACAAGCCGATATCGAAGAAAAAAAGAGGATAAGTGATCATAGGATTGCCACCAAGATGGCGCGTATCAACGGCACAGAGCCTCCAGCGCCTTTGCAAGTAGAAGAGCCTGTTGTCGAGCCAGAGGTTGTTGAAGAACCAGTGGCAGAAACGGTTGCCGAGCAAGCGCCAGAGGTTGAGGCCAAAAAGCCAACTAGAAAAACTTCCAAAAAAAGGACTAAAAAATGACAGTCAAAGACATGAGCCGCATCGAGAAGGTTGATTCGCCAACCAAAACCATTAAATCCACCCCCACGGCACCTGCATTGGTTCGTCGCACGATGGGCGGCGAAATCAAGGTGATTAAGGCCCGTGGCGCTGGTGCAGCTACACGCGGCTTCGACTTTCATGAGAAAGTTTAGTGAATGACATTGACCTTGGATCGCGCCTAAAAAGAGTCATGGCTGAGCGGAGAGAGCTTATCCGCGAGGTCATGATGGACGGTATGCTCAAAGATATAGAACATTATAAAAGTTTGCAGGGCGAGCTAACTGTTATAAACTTGGTCGAGGAAACCATCAAAGAATTCTATAAGGAAATCTAAATTGACCATCCCGACCACTGAGTCCGCCTATGTCTCAAACGACGAGCGCGTTCTTGACCCCACCTTGCTAGATAAATCCGCCTTAGAACGTATGCCAGACCCCACAGGATGGCGAATGTTGGTTCTGCCCTACAAGGGCAAAGCCCAGTCTGATGGCGGCATTCACCTACTAAAAGAGACGGTAGACCGAGAGGCACTTGCCACGGTTGTGGCCTATGTTGTAAAAATGGGGCCACTTTGCTACGGCGACACGGAAAAGTTTGGCGATACACCGTGGTGCCAAGAAAAGCAGTGGATTCTGATTGGCCGCTACTCTGGCGCTCGATTCAAGTTAGAAGACGGTGGCGAGGTCAGAATCATCAATGATGATGAGGTTATTGGCACAATTCTTAACCCAGATGACATAGTGAGTTTCACATGATTGAGAATCAAAACGCGGAGCAGATCGAAGAAGAGCAGGTTTCTATTCAGGTCACAGAAGACCCAGTAGAAGGCTCTGAGGTTGTCAGTGACGGCGACGAGCTTGAAAACTATACCAAGTCGGTTTCCAAGCGCATCAACAAGCTTAACGCTAAGCACCGAGAGGCAGAGCAACGGGCGCAGCAGCTTGAGCAGATTGCTCTGCAAAAAGAAGCAGAGCTTCAGCAATATCGACAGTATTCGGCTCAGCAGTCAAACCAAGTGCTGGCTAAAGAAGAAGAGGCTTTGGTATCTAAGGAATCGCAGATTGATGACGTGTATCGCAAGGCTGTTGAAAGCGGTGATGCAGACCTGATAACCAAAGCAGCAAAGCTTCAGAGCGACATATCGATTCAGAAAGAAAAGCTGCGAGTAGCCAAGGCTAGGCAGCAAACCGCAGTTCAAGAGCAAGAGGCGTATGTCTCTCAGGGCAACGAGCAGGTGATTCAGCAAGAGCAATACCAGCAGGCTGAGCAAGAGGTCACCCCGACTGAAGACGCGCTTGAATGGCATGACCGTAACCCGTGGTATGCCAACAAAGATGACGAAGAAGACATGAAGGCAACTCAATACGCCTACTACGTCCATTACAATCTAGCCAACGAAGGCTTTGATGTAGGCTCGGACGAGTATTATGAAGAGTTGGACAGCCGTGTAGGTACGGTTTATCCTCATACCAAATCCGCTAATGGTGGATCTAAGATCGTTCAAAGTGAAGCTCGACCCGCTGTGCAAAGAGTCGCTTCAGCTCCCCAAGGGGGCCGATCAAAAACACAAGGCAAAAAGAACGGCGTAAGCTTTTCTAAGTCTGAGCTAGAGCGACTCAGAAGCCTCAAGCCGCACAATATGTCTGAAGAGGCATGGTTGCAGCGAGTGGCGAAAGAGAAGCAAAAAATTGCAGCAAGAGAGGCAAGCTAAAATGGCAGAAGCAAAAGCAAACGCACGTTCATCCCGTGATTCGCAGTCACACGATAATCAGACTCGCAGGAAACCGTGGCGACCTGTTCGCTCATTGGAAACTCCCCCACCACCCGCAGGTTATACCTATCGGTGGATCAGGGAGTCTATGTTGGGACAAGAAGACCGAGCTAATGTCTCGCGTCGGATTCGAGAAGGGTGGGAACTCGTAAGAGGCACTGACCTTCCTGAAGAATGGCGTTCTTTACCAACAATGGACAATGGACGGCACGAAGGCGTGGTTTACAACGAAGGGTTGCTGTTGGCAAAGATCCCTAACGAAACGGTTGAAGAGCGAAGGGCTTACTACGGTGAGAAGTCGCAAGAAGCCAAGGACGCGCTGGACAATAATATGTTCAACGAGACCCGTGGTGACAGTCGTTATGTTAAATACGATCCTCAACGTGACAGCAACGTAACATTTGGACGAAGATAGAGGTAATTCAAAATGGCGAATCAAGACGCTGCTTTTGGAATGAAGCCAGTCAGAATGATTGGTGGCGCACCCTACTCAGGCGGTCAGAGTCGTTATCGTATAGCTGCGAACTATGGAACATCCATTTTTCAAGGCGATATGGTCACTCAAGTCACTGGTGGTGGTGTAGAAGTACACGCTGACGGAGGCACTGTGCCTATCGTGGGTGTTTTTAACGGTTGCCAATACACCGATCCTACTACTAAGGAACAAGTGTTCAGCAATTTCTATCCTGCAAGCACCAACGCTTCAGACATTATCGCTTTTGTCATTGATGACCCAATGGTCGTTTTTGAGATTCAAGCCGATTCTGCTTATCCGATAGCCGATTTGTTTGGCAACCACGACATCGTTTACACGACTTCTGGTTCAACCTTAACGGGTATCTCTGGAGCTGAGTTGAAAGTTGCTGATGGTGGAACGGGCACAACGCTTTCTTTGAAAGCGATTGATATCTCACAAGATCCATCAAATTCAGACGTAGCCGCAGCACACACTAACGTGTTGGTTGTTATCCAAAACCATGTATTCGGCGTTAAAGGCGCTGGCTTAGCTTAAATAGGAGGCTAGACAATGGCTATTTCAAGAGCACAACTAGCTAAAGAGCTAGAGCCGGGTCTGAACTCGCTTTTCGGCATGTCTTACGACAGTTATGACCGCGAGTACGAAGAGATCTTCGCCATCGAAGACTCACAGCGAGCCTTTGAAGAAGAGGTTCTGATCACTGGGTTTGGAAGCGCACCCACCAAGACTGAAGGTCAAGGTGTTGTTTTTGACAACGCTACAGAGAGCTTTACCGCTCGCTACACGCACGACACCGTTGCGTTGGCATTCGCGCTCACCGATGAAGCGGTAGAAGACAACTTATACGACTCGTTAGGTAAGCGATATGTGAAGGCTCTGGCCCGATCTATGGCTAACACCAAAGAGGTAAAAGGTGCAGACGTATTAAACAATGCGTTTTCATCCAGCTTCACTGGTGGTGACGGCGTATCGTTGATCAACACGGCTCACCCGCTTGCGGGTGGCGGCACTGCTGCAAACCGTGCGTCTTCAATGGCTGACCTGAACGAGACCTCGCTGGAAGATGCGCTGATCGATATCAGCACATTCACAGATGACAAAGGTCTGACCATCTCAGTGCAGGCAACCAAGCTGGTTGTACCACCTCAGTTGGTATTCGTTGCTGATCGTATCCTGAACTCAACACTGCGTTCTGGTACTGCCGACAACGACATCAACGCTGTACGCAACACGGGTGTATTGCCCGGTGGCTACACGGTCAACCATTACTTGGCTGATCCTGATGCCTTCTTCTTGCTAACCAGTGTCACAGACTCTGGCGAAGGCTTGAAGATGTTCCAGCGTACTGGCATGGAAACCACGATGGAGCCAGACTTTACGACTGGTAACATCCGTTACAAGGCCCGTGAGCGTTACAGCTTCGGCTTTAGTGACTGGCGCGGCATCTACGGCTCACAAGGCGCGTAGATACCAAGCAAAAAGAAAGGGGGCTTATGCCCCCTTTTTTTGTGCCTACTTATCCGCTTACGCGGCCTCCTCGTCCAGATTGACGGCCTTAGTTGGCCGCTTATAAAAACCAAACTTGTCATCGTCACGCGATGGCTCAACCGCCGCCATGAAGGTGACTCGCGCTCCGCGACTGGCGTGTAAGCTGCTGGGGATGCTGCCCCACACCTTGAAGCCCCGGTCATCCTTAACCAGCATCTTCCAAGTGTCGCCGTAGTAGCCCTCTTGCAGCTTGATGGCGAGTATTTCGCCGGTAATTTCAACGCGCCCGGTAGGGCATGGCTCGGCGGCATCTAACTCCGCCTGCTCAGTGGCGCGTTGAGCTGCGGCGGCTGCAACCTTTGGAGCCTCAAGGTAAGACTCGATAGCGTCGGCCACGTCCTTGCAACGCTCATCGATGTAAACGTGAACCATATGGTCGCCTTCACGATCCTCAAAAGACTTTCCAGTGGTCACGATAACGATGCCCGACAGCGCCTCTATGACGGCATCAGCTCGCTCGACGGTGATATAGGTGACGCGGCGCAGCGGGTAGCCAGTGCGCTTCTCAGCGTAGTCACGGCAAAACAGCTTGATCTGCTTGCTCCAAGGCAGGAACTCGCCAGCCATGAAAACACCATCAAGCACGGCCTCTTCCTCGCCAGCACCGTTGTAAAGACACCACTCCCAGTGGTAGTTGTCGCAAGGCGCGTGCATTCCAGCGGCGCTAATCGTCGGCTCCATGCCGTGATTGGATTCGACGTTCCTATCTATCCGAGCGTCTCGCGCAGCTCTGGCAGCCGCAGATCGAGCGTCGAACTGCTCGATGCGAGCAGCTACGGTTTAAACCAGTTTTTGTAAATCTTGCATCACCATTCTCCGTTGTTATGGCCCTAATTATACAGATCCCGTGTCTATGTGCAACTATGTATACAGATAAAAGTGCAAATAATTTGGCCTTCTTACCTTGGTCGGCGTACTCGGCGCAGGTCGCGCAATGAATTGTGGGCAAACAACCCGTGTGATATAAAGAAAGCTCCTGACAGGCACATACCGTGTCTGACACTAGCCACGACAGGAGATCATCATGGCGAATACTACGTTTAACG